AAAATTCTCCATCTACATCTAGAGATTTAACATTTCGGGAATTATTAGCCATTAGGAAGTTATCCACGGGAGCGAACGAATTAGTGACGATACAGCAAATTTTATTGCCAATTTGAGAAAATGCACTAGCTCTATGTTGACCGTCTACAATTTGATAATAATATTTACCTTTATGTTTAATTTCAGCAACATTGATATAACCTAGATCATTATGCCATTTATTTTTAATTCTATTGACGCGAGGATGGTCAATATCACGTTGGTACAAACCTATTGCAAGATTTTTAATAGGAATTGTCGCAACTTTCAACCATCCAGCTTTTGTTTTTGCAATTGGCTTGTCTAAAGTCTCGCCAAGGATACCATATTCTTTCACGGCAACATGATCTTTTTTAGGATTGAATTTGAATTTAACTGTCATATTTTATTATTTCTTTTAGGTTTTTAGGTTTATTACCTTCATTAGCAACATAAATAAGATAACACAAAAACCATTATAAACAAGATTTTTTTTCAAAAAAAGATATTTAAAAAATGCCATTGACAGAGATTGATATTTGTTGTAAAATCCCCGGCATTTGCAAGTTATTGTTTTTCAAGGGTTTGCGTTTAAAAATAATAAGCTTGACAGGGTGCATGTCTTTGTAGTAAAATCCCCGGCCTGCGTAAGCTTCTGCTAGCCAACAGTTTATACAAAAAAACCCCCTCCCGAAGGAGGGGGCGAACCCATAAACACAGACTAACTAACAAGGGGAAAGTGTGTCGGCTTTTATGTAGTTACCGACAAGGTGATGAAAATAACCAGTGCTCATTATATCCCACCGCTACATTACCTTAAAATTTATTCACAGTTTGTAAAAAGCATGTTGACCGATTACCTTAACAGGCTTTTGACCTTTTGCCCAATAAGGTTTCTTTTTCATCCATGTTGCGTGATAGTGGTTGCTGTAACCAATCAAGGCGCGGTTCATAGAGTTAACATTCTTCGCAAAGTATATTGCCATCTTTGCCTGTGGTAAGTCAAGCAAGTATTCAAGATCCTTTAAACTTTTACCATTCCAGCATGAAAACTGCCATTTGGCTAAACAGACTTGTTTTGCTGTTTGTTTTCTTTCGATTGCTCGTTGTTGAATAACAGCACAAACCGCGCCCATTCCATCGTCTCCTTCTCCTCTTGCTTCTGCAAGTAACGTGATTGCCACAATTTTTTGTTCATCTGTAATTGATGACGCCAATGCCGAGATTGGTTGGGATAGAATAAGGACATAAAGTAATATTGCTTTCATACGTATAAGATAACAGATTAAAGGTTATTGTCAAATTATATTTCTCGCATTGCTGTCGCATATATCGGATCGCCGACATGGCGAACTCCCATAACTTCCCACGGTGCAACATCAGTTGAGATGTCGTCCTCAAAACAATAGTAATCATGATGACGATTTTTCCAATCATACATATAGATGTAAGTTTTGCCGTTCCATGTGGAAGGGACTTCATCGCCATCGCAGGCGACACAATAAGGCGCGTTCTTAAATGGTGCGGAAAAAGTCTTGCCGTTTGGCATAGTGTAAGTGACCATTCCTGTTTCAGTATCCTTGTTAACTTTCATGATTTAATTATGGCAGTTTTAAATATTGTTACAAGGAAAAAGAATGATTATTTTTGCCCATCTCCCAAGCTCTTAGGCCGTCTAAGTATTTGCGTGAGGCCTTGTCTCTTGCAGATTTTTTGGCTGCGGTTCGTGCTAGGAATTGTTTGAATTCTTTATCTTTCATACTTATAGTATGACAGTTTTTCAGGATAGCACAAGCAAAAAGAATGATTATTTTAAAAAAGATTTTTGTTGTTTTGTTGTGTGGTTGTTGTATTATTTTAGCATGAAAGTCAAAGTTTACTTCAATCTCCATCGTAAACTGTTTTCCGTGGTCGATGTCACGACAGGAAAAGTCATAGATCATTCTCACGGCTTGTCACTCAATGATCCTGAATTTAGGGTGCAGCAAGGTGGCAGGCGGCGAGTCTTGCGAGAGCAAAGAAAAAATGTTCATACTTATATAATTGGAGAGCAGGATCTTTCCTATTCTATACCCAGTGAAGCTATAGAGACAACATACAACCCTTACAAGTATAATTCATTTGTGTTAAAGCATAATGAGCAACCACTTACAAAAGCTTATAAAACTTTTTTAAAAGTAAAAAATAATAAAGGTTACATTTATACTTTACTATAATTCTACTTTACTATATATAAAAAATATTTTACCTGCTTGCAGCCCACAAGCATCTGTAGCTCGTTGACTATCAAGGGGTTACGAGCTCCGGCCCGCGTAAGTCGTTGATATTCAGGGGCTTACATCATTTTCTTTTCATACGTAAGTCTTTGGCGCAGAAGGGTTTACCTAACTATACATATAACTATAAACTATAACTAGATATACAAGTTCCTATAAATATCTTTTCTTTATATATCATTATATAATAAATTAATTTTAAAAAAAATTAAAAAAAGCTTGCGCTCGTTTTGAATTTTTCGTATTATGATAAGTGGACCCCTGATGACGCGAACATGCAGGCACAAAAAAAGAGGGCCGAAGCCCTCTTGTTGTCAAGCTTTATTTTACAGCTTGGATCGGCGTTAGAACATTTGCCTTATTGAATCTTCGCACCCCGCAAGATTCTCCTCTTTGATACTTATAAGCGATGAAGTGGCAAGGGTGATCCTCAATAGGTGCCGAAATGACATAAGTCGCAACTTCATTGTCTTTGTTTTTTCGGTAAGTGAATGTGAACTTTTGAACAGGGAATTTTGTCATATTATAATGTGCTTTCTATTTTGTTGATTAATGATTCTATTTTGTTGATTTTGTTTTTGTAAAGCTTTATCAAGCCTGCATTTGAGAACATCTTAATATCTCCTTCGAGCTTGCAGTTGTAATCCTGCAAGGCGTGTCGGACTTCGCATTTTTCGGTGAATGTTAGGGGCTGATCTTTAATTTCCATGAGATTATTATGGGTTATATTTAAAAGATTGTAAAGGATTATTTTTCTATTTGATCAAGGAAAACGGTGGTCATTTTTCCTTCATCAGGACCATTCAGGATGTCACCTGATATGGTGTTTCCAAAACGTGTGCTTGGGAAGATTCTAACCTTCTGACCTTTGAAGGTCACAATGTTGCTGTTGTAGTATTCAGGGTTTAGGATCATGCTGTTCTTGTTATTGTTCATGAGATCATCATAGCAGAAAGGGTGGGACAAAGACTGTCTAACCCTAAAGAAAGTGTGATTTATTTTAAAATAAACATAAACCTTTAATATTAAACAAGTTACGAAGGCCGGGGATTTTACCATGATCATTCCCTATTCGTCAAGCTTATTATTAAAAAAGATATATTAAAAAAAGTATTGTTTTCAATTTTGTTTTTCGTATAATTCTCGCATGAATCGCACCATTAAAGCTCTTCAAGAAATCACAGGCTCTTTATCCTCGCCAAGCAAGATGCCTTGCTTCTCATACAACACACCCGCGAAAGCTTGCAAGACGGGATCTATTCTTGCCAAGCAAGAAGGCACAGTATGCAGTAATTGTTATGCCTTGAAAGGTCGATATATGTTTGATAACGTCCAAAAGTCTTTAAACAATAGACTTGACAAGCTAAAGAAATCAGCATGGAAACAAGCCATGATCGAATTGATACAGCGTAGAGAAAAAAGTGGCGTCTTCCGTTGGCATGATTCAGGAGACTTACAATCTTCTGATCATTTGCATATACTCTTTGACATTGCAGAAGCCTTGCCTGATATTAAGTTCTGGCTTCCTACCAAAGAGTTCAAGATGGTTCGCGAAGTATTGCAAGAAAGAAAAAGACCATTGAATTTTATTATTCGCTTATCAGCTTTTAAAGTGGAACAATCCATCAAATCTTATGCAAAAAGATTAGGTGTCTTATCTTCTGCTGTATCTAATGACAAATCAAAGGTCTCTTGCGTTGCATATAAGCAAGGCAATGTTTGCGGAGATTGCCGCGCATGTTGGGATTCAACTGTCGATGAAGTAATCTATCCAGAGCATTAAATGAACAACTCAAGCAAACTAGAAATTGCCATTATTGCAATTTTGTATTTTTTCTTTATTTTATGCTCAAAATAAAAATTAAAATAAATCAAAAAAAAGCTTGCGCCACCTTAGTTTTTCGCCTATATTTGAACCATGGAAACAATCACAATTGACATACCAACAGCCAACGGAACTTCAGCCATCATCTCTTTTGAGCGCGACAATGACGGGATCGGGTCTTGGGAATGTCACGGTAAAGGTTTTGATCGTGGCACGGATTTTGTATCTGTTCATGATTGGCAGGTTGATAAAGAGGCAACACAAGAAGAGCGCGAAGAGTCCGAGGCATGGCTTGACTCTCACCCTTCCGAGGTGCAAGCTCTGGTGGAAGAAGAGCTTTGGGGTTAACCCTTGCGAGGGGGTAGGGGTAACCCTACCCCATTTCTGAAAAATTCCAACATTGCTTTTCTTAATATGTCGAGGTGGGGCATCCATCTCAATATCTAATCACAACAAAACACATCATAACATTATTTACAAACTTAAACCCACCCCCCTATATTAACAAAAACGGACAATCCGTTATAAAATCACAAAAAAACAAAACAAAAAAAATACCCAACTACAAAGTTAATAGTTTGGGCTTTTTTACAAAAAACAATAAAAAACAACTATAATTTTCCTCAAAAAACAATAATATAATATATGGAGCAAGAAATCATCACGCTATTAAAAGAACTGATAAAAACCAAGCAAGAATTAAAAGATTTGACTAAAGGTTACAAAGATCAGATTAAGGTTTTGGAAACAGAATTGAATGATAAAATAGATCAATGTACAAATGAGTAAGAGTGGGTTTATGGTCTATGCGCCGCCTTCTATATCTGAGTCTACTAAGCTTATGGTGCAGGAGCAGCGCCGTTTTCGTAAAAAGGGAACAGAGGTTGAGAATTTTTTATTTTTTCATGATAAAAATCGTCGCTTAACTATGGCGACACATAATGATGAAGGCGTATATGATAAATTTTCATTAGTTACGGATTTTGACTTGATGGAGATGTGTGTATATATGACATCTTTAGAAATATTTGTAACAGATGTTATTACTTTAAGTCATCCTCATGAACCTGATAAATATCATATTATATATGATGGTAAAATAATATCTTCAACCCCTATTGCTGACTTAATAAAAGAGCTGTCGTTTGAGAGGGTTTTAACTCAAGCTGCCAAAGTATATTTGTCTGAGAAAGACTAGTTAATTTGAATCAATAAAACTAGTGCCTGCGACAATGCAGTCAGCTATTTGAGTCACTTGGTCCTCTTCGAGCGCCCATCTAAAGCCTTAAACCATAAAGAATAAGAAACTGCTGAGTGACTTCCTAAATCCCCCTCAACATTTATACCATCATTACCAGCAAAATAAAAAGAGCCTCCATTAGTTGAGTTATAAGCTGGCATTCTAGCAGTATCAGTAGTAGGTGTTCCTGAGCCGGGTGACCCGTTAGCTCCTGAACAAGTTTTACCTCCTACTAAGTCTGTAGCAGTTGTCTCGCCAGACCCAAAACACTTAGGGCTAGCTGGATCTAATAAAAATATTAAACCATCAGTAACTATTTTTCCACCGTATCTCCGAGCCATATCTTATTACATATTACACTTATTAAGCGTTTTTTTCTAATTTAGTGTATTTATTTTTATGCTAAGAAATATATTTACTAGTGGAAAGAGTTTATGGCATTATTTTAAATTGGTGTGTTCTGGGTGTTATCGGAGACAGGTGAAAAACCAAAAAAATAAACAACAAAAAACATTAAAAGATCTAATTTTAAAAGACAGCCTTTTAGAAGAAACCAGTTTGATTAGTAAGGCCGATTCCAAGGGTAACATAACCTATGCAAACGATAAATTTTTAAAAGTGGCTGGCTATACTTTGCAAGAAGTTGTAGGTAAAAATCATAACTTTGTAAATTCAGGCTATCATTCTAAAAAAATGTGGCAAGAAATGTATCACACAGCCATTAAAGAAAAAAAAATATGGTATCATCCATGCGTCATTAACAAATCTAAAGATGGTTCATTATATTACGTTAAATCTTGGGTTCAAGCAGAGTTTGATTTAGATAACAAATTAAAGGGTTTTATTAGTGTGAGGCACGATATAACAGATTTAATTCTTCAGCAAAACGAAGTAAATAAAAAAAATTCATATTTAGAGCATGCTGCAAAAATATTACGGCATGATATGCATAGTGGCATAAACACTTATATGCCTAGAGGGGTATCTTCTTTAAAAAGAAGGTTGGATGATAAAATCATAAATAATTTAAGGTTGCAAGCACCTTTAAAAATGATAGAGGAAGGGTTGCGTCACACTCAAAAAGTTTACAAAGGTGTTTATGAGTTTACTAACTTAGTAAAACCTGAAGCGATTCTAGATAAAAAAGAATACGATTTAAAAATTATATTAAATGATTATTTGGTCAGCACAGCTTACAAGGATCAAGTTTTGATAAACGATTTGCCTAAACTCAAAGTCAACGAATCTTTATTTTGTACTGCTATAGATAACTTAATAAGAAATGGTCTTAAATATAATGATTCTGCTAGCAAAAGGGTTGAAATATTTTACAGTAAAAGTACTCATGATTTGTTTATAGAAGACAACGGAAGAGGTTTAAACCAAAAGGATTTTGAAAAATTGATGAGGCCTTATACCAGAAAAAAAGATCAAAAAGAATCTGGGTCTGGACTTGGTTTAAATATTTGTGTAGCGATATTAAAACAACATGAATTTGAAGTATCATGCGAAAAGCTTCCGCAACCATATTCCGGCACTAGATTCAAAATAAATTTAGGAAACATTTCGGATTACAATAAAGAAATGGCCCGATCAAAAAATATCAAAGACTAGTCTCACGCTTAAATATTTAGTGTATATTTTAAAATAGTGGATATGATCGAGTCAATATTGTTAGTAGATGATGAAAATTTATTTCATTTAGTGTTTGAAGACGCATGTAGTCTACTAGATATTACTTTAAATTTAATGTCCATAGATAACGCTGATGCGGCAGAAAAACATTTTGAATCCTTAGTGAAAGAAAATAAAACTAAGCCTGATTGCATTTTTGTTGATCTTAATATTATTGGTAGTAGTTTTGATGGTATAGAGTTATGTAGGAGAATTAATTTTGTTCACGGAGATGGGGTTGTTATAGGTATAATATCAAGCTCTGATGACGAACAGGAGCAAGCTAAAGCTGTAAAAGCTGGGGCTCAATTTTGGATCATTAAATCAGATGAAATCGAACCTAGATTAGAGGAATTTGTTAAAGATTTCGAGGGGTATAAGGAACGCACTGCGTCCTTTAAGGTGTATCGATGATAACATTAAATAATGAAATTGAAAAACAATTAATAAACTTAGCCACCGAAAAAAATATATTCTTGGAGGGTAATGTTACTAAATTAATAGTCTCTCAACCTAGCTCAGATTTTGGCAGCTATATTCAAGATTGTATTAGTAGAGATAAAGAAAATCGCAAAAAACGCCTTCAAATAACAAAAACCATTCAGCAGCAAAATAAAGAGCTTACAGAATGGAAATCTCATAACGAAAAATTAAATAAAGACCTTCAATTAGCTTTAGAAACTTCTGAAAAAGCAAAACAGACTGCCGAGAACGACTTAGACATCCTTCAAAAGAAAACTCAGTATGAATTGGTTGGTAGCATAGTAAAAGTCGCATTATGGGTTATTTGTGGGGTAGGAGGAATAACTTCAATTCTTTTTGCTATAACCCTGCTATTTGGAATCGAGAATAAAACCGTAGAATCTTCTTGGAGTAACATGTTTAGCATATTGCTTACTAATAGTTTTAGTATTGTTGGTACTATCATGGGGGTAAAATATGCATCAGACAAAAAGGGGCGCGGACGCAAGTGTGAATGCAGAGACTAAAAAAGCGGCCCCCGCTACGCAGTGACCGCTTTATAGTTTTGTTATTTATTTCTGATCAAAAATTCCATCTAACACCAGCAGAAGCAGCTACGTCTCCTACAAACTGTTCTGTTGCGAAATTATAATTGACAACATCAAAATTATTGTCAAACCAGCCCACTTGACCAAAAACTTCTAATTTATCCCAAAGCACTTTTGACGCATCTAGCTTTACGCTAGCAGTTTCATAATCAGTCATCTGACCATATTCAACAGAAGGAGTTAAATTAAAAACTCCAAAAACATCAAAACTCTTTTTCAATCCAACAATATAACCTCTTTGAGAATATCCTGCGTTAGCTACGTCTAAATCGTAAGTGCCAACTACATAGGGGGTGATATATTTATTGTTTAAAGAAAGAGTTAATCTACCCTCTGTAGAGTTTGCTCCTGCTGAGACTTGATGTTGAAAAATTTGAGCGTCACCTCTTAAAGAAAAGCTTTCGAAAAGATCGATAGCTTTTCCTACCCCAACGTTCGCATGTAATTCGTCAAGCCCTGACCCAGCGTCTAAAACGACAGCTCCAACGTAAGTATCGATGCCAGAATACTCAGTACCAATATCAACCCCAGCGAAGGCCTGAGAGCCTGTTTTCGCTAATCCATTTACGATATAGTTTGAAGTGTATCCCGCATTAACGCTAGCTTTGAGTTTTGATTCTCCGTCAGCCATTATGCTAGCTGACACAATAATACTTATTAATGATAGTATGAATTTATTCATATGTCACATATATTACACTCATTAATTTTTTTTTCAAGCTTTTATTTGAATAAGGGTTTTTTGTGTAGAATATGTATATGGCACAATTAAATGCAAACACCCCCTATATAGAATGTTTTATTAGGAATTCTTATATTTTTGACAATGATGATGAAGGGCTAACTGAAGGTTATATATTCGGAGTTAAGTCTATGATAAATAGGCCTTTACATTTTCATTTTCAGTCTTGTTTAGGGGCTATCTTTTGGCAAATGCCTATATCAGCTTTTGCTAGCAAAGAAAAATACGATAAAATTTCAGAAGATGAAGAAAAACGCTTATCTATTTTACAAACTTGGGATTGTCAGGCTAATAATATCGCTGTTACGACATTTTCGTTTTTACAGAATAAAAGGGTCGATGTCTTTTGTCGCGATAAAAAATACAGAAGCGGTAAATATATTTTTACTATTGATGATTACGAAGGGGATCTGAATGAGTTAAATGTAGGTTATGCAAATGATCAAGATACTAAATGTTACCATTTTATTGATTTAGATGATGGTAACATGTGTGTTCAGCCAAATAATTTGCTAAGATGGCATAATGCTGATTTTATAAAACCTTATGATAAAAAAAATCCTCCGAAGTTTAAGATCTTTAAAGACCAATTATCTTCGGAGGATATTGATATGACTTATGCTAAAAGTCCTTATTTGTTGTACAATCATTTTTCAGAAGATTAATCTTCTGGTGGGTGAGGCACTGGGTTACCACTTTCTGGGAAAGGGAAGGTTGTATCTGTGATGGGGCGATCAATTTTGCCAGAAACGCTAGATTTTAAAGAATACCACCAGTTATTACCAGAGGCATAAGAATTAGAAATTTCTTCTATATTTCCTGATAAATAATCTAAAGTAATAAATGGGCTAAAACCTGTTGACCCGTCTATATATTGAGACTCTATACATTCGCAGCCACAGGAGTCTGTTCCGCTATAAGTGCATGTTAAGCCTATTACTAAAGATGAGATTCCAGTTTTTAAAGAATTGTTCCATTCTGGATCTAATCTAACAAAATTGTAAGTATAATCGCCTGAGAAATCTTGATGTGACATATATTTATATTATTGAATGTTTCTAAATTTTAAACTATTTTATTAAAAAAAAGAATTATTAAAGGATGTATATTTGAAATTTGTGTGTATTTTTTCGAACCCATGCAAAAGCAAATTGAAATAATTCTCGTATTTATCACCCATATTTTTAAGTGAAAAATATTGTTCCGCGTATGCTCTACATAAAGATGGCTTCAAGTTATTACATATTTGTGGTGCAAAATAAAATTCACTTGCGCTGCGACATCTTACGCCTGTAATGTTTTGTATGTTATATTCACTCATGCCTCCCCAATCCGTAGATATCACTGGAGTTCCAGAAAAAAACGCTTCTATCATTGTCCATCCACATGGTTCAGCATATAAAGAAGGCATAAGTAAAGCTTTAGCTTTTGAAAGAAGTTCCGCCCTTTCTTTATAGCTCACTGTGTGAATAAACTCAGAATATGAGCATTGTTTATTTAGTTTATTTTTTTGGTTTTGAGGGCCTACAAATTTGATTTTTGTTTTAGTGGATTGCGCCACTTGCTGTGCTATATGAACGCCTTTACAGTCTACCATGCGCCCTAGATATAAAAAATAATTTTCTTTTTTATCTGAAAAAATAAAATCTTCTTTTTCAAATCCCGGAGGAATAACAATATCAGAAAAAGTTGGGTTTTTTTTAGTCCCTATAATTTTGTGCAGTTGAGCATAAGATTCAAAAACTCTATTTACTGCAAAATGAGAATCATAACCTATACTAGCTTCTACTACAATACCTTTTTTTATTTGATCACAGCAGCTTTTATGACCAAACCCCCAAAAAGCTAAAACAAAATCTGTGTCATTTACATTTTTGTTTATAATTTCAGCGCAATTATTATTAAATTTTATATGAGTTTCATTTTGCGTACTTTGGCCGTGCATCTCTTTCCAAGTCTTATCTCCGTAATCTTCATTGTAAGTTTTGGTATCTATAACATCAAAATGCTTAGTACAAGGAACATTTGATTCAGGGTGACCGTAGTGATAGACTGTATGGCCTCTTTGCGTCATTTCTTTACAAAATTTGTATACTTTTTGAACAAAGGCACATAAAGTTATCTCTTTTTTAGTGGGGTACATCGGGATTGATAAAACATGAAATACCATATATTATAATAATATAGTGTAAAATCTGTATGTCAAGTGTAATATATATAAAGTATGACCAAACGTAAAAAGGTGGAGCAGGAGTCCGAGGGTGAGGTTCTGGAATTTCAGAATAAATACAAATTGGTATTAAACAAGTTTGAATTATCAAAGAAACAAAAAGAATTTTTAAAAGTCGCTTTTGACAAAAACACTAAGATGATTTTTGTTTTAGGGCCTGCTGGTAGCAGCAAAACTTTTATAGCTACTTATGCAGCACTACAATTGTTCAATATGGACAATCTATACGACATTTTTTATGTTAGAACTATAGCTGAAAGTGCAGAAAGAAGTTTAGGGCATTTACCGGGGGATATGAATGAAAAATTTAACCCTTTCGCTATGCCTTTAGAAGAGAAACTTAAAGAATTAATTAAAGAAGATAGAATTAAGATGTTGTTTGATGAGGGTATAGTTAGTTGTGCTCCTATTAATTATTTACGTGGGGCAAGCTGGAGGGATAAGATTGTATTAGCTGATGAAGCTCAAAACTTTACGAAAAAAGAATTAATTACATTAATAACTCGTATAGGCGAAAATGCTAAATATTTTATTTGTGGAGATTTGATGCAATCAGATATTAACGGTAAAAGCGGTTTAAATGAAATTGCTAAAAATTTCGATGACGAAGAGTCTAAAAAGAATGGTATACATGTCTTTAATTTTAATAAAGAAGATATTTTAAGAAGTGAAATACTTAAGTTTATCATAAGTAAACTTGAAAAACTAAAATAATTAAAAATAATATTAAGAGTATGGCTAGTTTATTTTGTACAGAATGTGGAAGCAAAAATTTATATACACTCAATAAACCTAAATTTTGTCAATCCTGTGGCAACCCTGTTGGAGCATCGATTTCAAGGGCTAAGGTAAACCTTGTTAAATCTACACACTTAGAACCTGAAGAAGAAAACGAATCGTTTCGTAACATTTCTAAATTAGATTATGATGTAGATTATGGTAATAATCAGGTTACTTTAGGCGATGTTTTAAATAACCCTATGAACCCGAGAGAACTTAATTACAGCGATAAAAAAATTAAAGGTTATAAAAAGCTATCTAAAAAAGCTTTTGAACAAGAGTCTACTGCAGAATGTGGTTCTAGCCGTTCTACTGACATTGATGGGGGATAAACATTACACATACGAAGATAAATCGGACATTGTTGATAATGAAATTAGAAAAAGATTTTACAAGTGGCACTTAAATGCATTAGCTTGGTTAGATTTTGAAGACGTATCTCAAATGATACGTATTCATATTTTTAAAAAATGGGAGCAATGGGATCAGTCTAGACCTATAGAACCATGGATAAATAAAATCATCTCTAATCAGATGAAAAATATTCTGCGGAATAATTATTCAAATTTCGCAAGGCCGTGTTTGAGCTGCAAGTATAATCAGTCTTATTCTGAGTCTGATCATAGTTTGTGCGGATTTACGCCCAGTGGTATGCAAAGTTCTGAGTGCAAAGATTATGCAAAGTGGGAAAAAAGCAAAAAAAATGCTTATGATATTAAAGTTCCAGTTCCTTTAGAGAGCTCTTCTTACAAAAAAAATTCCAAGTTTTCCGATCATACCTGCGTATTAACTGCGGCAAAAAAATTACATTTCCTAATGAGGGATTTTTTAAATGACAAGCATTACATTATTTATAAAATGTTATTTATAGATTACTTAGATGAGGAAAAGATAGCTCTGACTTTAGGTTATAAAACCACAGAGAAAGGCAGGAAGGCTGGGTACAAGCAAATAAAAAATCTAAAAAACTTTTATAAAAAAATAGCTAAACAAATGCTAGAAAAGAATGATATATTTTTATGAATAACCAGATGGCGTCACATTACCAGCTTTCCGAAGAAGAGAAACAGAGAAGTTTAGATTTGTTTAAAAAGCATGATGGAAACTTAATAAAAGTTATAAGGGAGCTGTGGAACAGCCCTAATGAAAAAGGCACAACTAGTAGAGGTAGAGCTATAAGAGAGTTTTGGATAGAGCGAGGTTTAAAATATAGGACAAAAGTAAAAGAAAGAAAACTAACAGCTTCACCTTTACCGCCTCAACCTATAATAAAAACAACAGCTCATTCAGATTATACTGAAAAATCTGATGCTAAACCCTTTTTATCATTAGAGGAGCAAGATTTTATAAAAAGACATTATACTCCAGATTTAACAAAAAAGGAAGTTGCTAAAATAATTTGGCCGGAAGAATCTAAACGCAGGAAGTTTTTTGAAAGTCAAAAATTTGTTTTAATGTCAGAGTTTATCAATAACGAATTTGATCAAATAAATTTAAGGGATGAGGTTGTATCAGAAAAATATTCTGCACCAAGAGCTTTAACCACATTAATAAGAAAAATAAATAAAATTGTAATGAAAGAATTTGATGCAGAAAAGTTATCTATGCAAGATAAAAAATGTTTAGAAAAGCTTTTAACATATCTTTCTGCGCCACGATTTATACAGGTTATTAATTCTTATATCACTAAAGAAGCTAGAGATCTATTTGAAAGCGAATATATTCGTAGTTCTTGGGATAAGCCAGACTTGACATCGGATGAGTTAAATTTATACATTAATGTCTGCATGGATTATGTCAACCTTAGAGAGATAGAAATCCAAAAACAAAAATTAAATCAAATGTTTGACGAAACTGAAGGTCAAAACGATTTAACGATGAGGCTGACAGAAATGTTAAAAACTAAAGCTGAAGAATATAATCAATGCACAAATCGTATAGATAAAATGCTTGCTAAGTTAAATGGAGAACGCTCTAAAAGAATCCAAAATCAACATCAACGAAATGCATCAATTATTTCTTTAGTTCAATTATTTCAAGATGAGCAAGAAAGAAAGTTAATGATTCAAATGGCAGACATGCAAAAAAAAGTGGTTTATGAAGAGGCAGATAAAATGGAAAAAATGTCTGAATGGAAAGCTAGAGTTTTAGGTATAAGTAAAAATGACGCAATATGAATTAAGCTGCAAGGTTTGCGATAAACCTTTTGCAAAATTAGGATCTTTACATAAGCATATAAAACAGCATGATATGCATTTGGCGGAATATTATGTTAAGTTTTATGCCCGTAAAAACTTATTAACGGAAGAACTTTTACCTTTTAAAGATGTCGAGAGTTATTTTAATAAAGATTTTACGAATAGAATCCAAATGAACAAGTGGCTTGAACAGCTAGACCCTTTAGATGCCCAAGAATATATTCAATCTAAAATACTTAAAAGAGTTTACGATAAAAAAAGAAATTTTTTACCTTTTCATTTGGAGCTTGAACACTGCTTTTTGCCTAAGTTAGATATCATAAAAAAGATGTTTGGCAGTTACTCTCATTTTGCTAAATCATGTGATTTAGATTTAATGTTTGATAAAAATATTCCGTCAGGTTTTTTTGATGAAGATTTGCCTAAAGATATAGAAATAGCAATAGATACTAGAGAGCAAAAACCTTTAGACTTTAAGTTTAACACAAAGAAACATAAATTATCTTTTGGAGACTACACTTTATTAGGTGATCATTATAGTTATACATTTGTAGACAGAAAATCTTCAAATGATTTTTGTGGCACTTTAACAACAGCTAATTTAGATAGATTTAGAAGAGAGATCCAGTTAACACAAGATATGGATGCATACATGTTTGTAGTGATAGAATCTTCTTTAGATAAAATTATAGCAGAACAAAAATACTTTAAACGTAAAGCTAGCATAGATTACATATTAAAAAATATGCGAGATATTATGTATGATTTTCCCAGAAGATGCCAGTTTATTTTCACGGGAGGAAGAAAAAATTCAAAATTCTTGATTCCACGCATACTATATTACGGAAAAGATTTATGGAGGTCGGACCTTCAATATTTTATAGACCATGAGTTGGCAAAAAGGAAATCAAAACAGACCGCCGTCAAAAATAAGGACTAACAAAGAATTATTATCTTTAGAGGGTTTTTTAGAAGAGCACGAATCAAAACTTGCTCTTTATGAATTTTTAAGAGGCAATGTTTCTTTTGCTGCTGATTTAATATTTGGCATTAAGTTATTTCCATTTCAGCACATGGCTGTAAAATCGATGTTTGAGACCGATTATTTTTTGGGGGTGTGGAGTCGCGGAATGTCAAAATCTTTTTCTACAGGTATTTACGCTGCTTTAGATGCTATACTCAATCAAGGAGTAGAAATAGGTATACTTTCAAAATCTTTTAGGCAGTCTAAAATGATTTTTAAAAAAATAGAAGATATTGCGGCTAAGCCTGAGGCAGTTTTTTTTAAACAATGTATAACTAAAGTCTCAAAAAGTAATGATGAGTGGCTAATGGAAATTGGCAGAAGCAGGATTAGAGCTTTACCTTTAGGTGATGGAGAAAAGCTTCGTGGCTTTCGTTTTCAAAGGATTATTATTGATGAGTTTTTATTGATGCCAGAAAGAATTTATAATGAGGTTATAGTTCCATTTCTATCTGTAGTTGAAAATCCTACTCAAAGACAGGAGGTTTACGGTTTAGAAAGTATGCTTATCGAGCAAGGAAAAATGAAAGAAGAAGATCGTTTTGTGTGGCCCAACAATAAATTGATAGCTTTATCTTCTGCGTCTTACAAGTTCGAATACTTGTATAAGCTTTATAACCAGTTTGATTTTTTAATAACTCAGGAGAATAAAAGGGATAAGGCGACTAGATGCATTATGCAATTCAGTTATGATTGTGCTCCTTCACAGCTATACGATCAAAACCTTATTAATCAAGCTAAAGCTACAATGAGTCAATCTCAGTTTGACAGGGAGTTCGGCGCTGTTTTTACTGACGATAGCTCTGGCTATTTTAAAACCAGTAAAATGGCTTTATGCACTATACCTGAAGGTGACTACCCGTCTGTAGAGGTAAAAGGTGATACTGGCGCTAAATACATTTTAGCATTTGATCCTTCATGGTCCCAAACAGAAGGTTCTGATGATTTTGCTATACAAATTTTAAAAATACATGATGAAGAAAAAAAAGTGACTGTAGTGCATAGTTATGCATTATCAGGAACATCTTTAAAACATCATATATTTTATTTTAAATATTGTTTAGATAATTTTAATATAGTGCAAGTGGTCGGTGACTATAATGGTGGGGTACAATTTATACAAGCATGTAATGAAAGCGAAACTTTTCAATCAAAAGATAAAAAACTTAAAACAATCGATGTACCATTCGATAATCCCGAAGATTACCAGTCGGATTTGCGTAAATTCAAGGTGGAATATAACAATTCAGATGATAAAATTGTTTATTTGAGAAAACCTACCAGCAAATGGATAAGGCAGGCAAATGAATTACTGCAGGCTAATTTTGAACATAGGCGTATATTTTTTGCTTCTAGAGCTATAGATGAAGCTTACAATAAACAAAGAAATAAAAGTATACCTATTGATAAAATAAAATTTTTACGGACATCTGATGAAACCAAGCAGTCAGCATCTGCAAAAATGATAGATTTTATTGAGCATCAAGCGGATATGTTAGATTTAACAAAAAATGAATGCGCTTTAGTTCAAATAACAACAACGGCTCAAGGTACCCAAACATTTGATTTGCCTCCTAATTTAAGGCGTCAAACTGGCCCAGATAAAGCTAGAAAAGATTCGTATTCTGCTCTTGTGTTAGGAAACTGGATGGCAAAAATACATTTTGATTCAAATGATAAAGGAATAGAAGACTCTTTCGAAACTTTTACCCCTATGTTTATTAATTAGTTGAAAGTTACATTGTAACTTTTATTATACTTTGTAGGGAACTTTCATTCAACTTTGTGTAATATTATAAGATGTCAAAAAGAAAATATACAAAACGATCTGACTACTGGGATAAATTCAACACCCATAAAGGTCAACCATTGTCAGATATGTTTGAGGCTAATGCTAATCAGCAGGCTAACCAATATGAGCCTCAATTGGTAGGGGAGCCTTTTTATACTTACGAATCTAAAGCTTACAGTAGAACATCTGTTAATGGTAATGAAGTAGCATCAAGAAGAAATAATGCAGCTATAGGCCCTAAAATTTTTCCATATGCGAATATTAGAAATGGTATGTCGCCTTATAATTATGGTATCGATGGCGTTAATGTCAGGGATGCTATAGAATTATGTCAAAAAGCTTATTGCAATATAGCTATTTTTAGAAATTCTGTTGACATGATGTCAGATTTTGCTAATTCCACTTTATACTTAGAAGGTGGTAGCGCAAGATCTAGGACATTCATCAATGCTTGGTTGAAGAAAATTAAAATTTGGAATTTAAAAGATCAGTTTTTTAGAGAATATTATCGTAGTGGAAATGTATTTCTTTACACTATTGATGGAAAGTTTAATTTAGAAGATTTTACAAAACTTAGGAATATTGGACTAATTGGTCAAGTCAATAAACTGCCGATTAGATATATTCTTTTGAATCCTTTTGATATGGCGGCAAAAAGATCTACATCTTTTGACAACGGTTTATATGAAAAAATATTGAGTGAGTATGAGCTAGAACGTCTTCAAAACCCAAAAACAGATGAAGACAAAGAACTTTATAAGGCGTTAACGCCAGAAATGCAAAAGAAAATAGATCAAGGCGGATATTATACCGATGGCATGAAAGTCGCCTTGGACCCAGCCAAATTAAGATATTCTTTTTACAAAAAGCAAGACTACGAACCGTTTGCTGTACCTTTTGGTTTTGGTGTTTTAGATGACATTAACTTTAAGATGGAGATGAAGAAGATAGATCAGTCTATCTGTCGAACCATTGAGAACGTTGTTTTATTGATAACTATGGGAACAACCCCTGATAAGGGCGGAGTTAATCCTCGTAATATAACTGCAATGCAAACTTTATTTCAAAACCAAAGTGTTGGAAGAGTTTTGGTTAGCGATTATACTACAAGCGCAGAATTTATTATCCCAGATCTTAAAAAGGTTATTGGTCCTGAAAAATATGAAGTTGTTAATCAGGATATTAAAGAAGGCTTGCAGAATATAATTTTAAACCAAGAAAAGTTTGCCAGTACAGAAATTAAAGCTCAAATGTTTTTGCAACGTTTGAGTGAAGCTAGAGAGGCTTTTCTTAATGATTTCTTACAAACAGAAATTAAAAAATTATGTAAGGATTTTGGTTTTAGAGATGTGCCGCAAGCCAAGTTTGAAACTATAGATCTTAAAGATTCAGCTCAAGTTCAGCGTGTTATTACTCGTATGATGGAACTTGGAATTCTCCCTCCAGAAGAAGGAATTAAAGTTATTGAGACTGGAGTTTTCCCAAAAGAAACAGAATTAAGAAAATCTCAAGAGAGGTTTATAGAAGACAGAAAAAAAGGATTTTATAACCCTATTGTTGGTGGCGTTCCGTTATACGAAGGAGAAGAAGAAATTGTTGAAACAAAAACTCCTAATATTCCTAAATCTCCCGGTAGACCAAATGGCGCAAAATCTTTCGCTAAAGAAAAATATTCTGTAGACGGTATAAAAAGTATAGTAGACCAAACTAATAAACTTTATGCTTTTATGACTTCTGAAGCTAGATCTTCTTTTAAAAAGAAAAGGTTAAATAAAGATCAAAAAGAAATTTTAGCTCGTATATGTGAAAGCATTATTGTTTCTACAGAACAAAACGAGTGGGAACAGAAGGCAAAAGCTTGCTTACATGATAATAGCTTAATGTTAAAACTCGATACTATGAAAGAGGTTTCAGAGATCAGCGCTAACCACTTATTAGATGATTATGCTGCCGCGATTTTATATCATAGCAATAAAAATTCCAAATTGCAATAAAAAAGTGTAATAACCATAGATGGATCAATCAAAATTTAAATACAAAACAAGTTTTAACTTTAGCATTTATGCGACAAATGATTTAGAAAATGATTTGTCTATTAGTTTAGCATCGTTGAACAATTTGCGCCCTTTGATTCCTAGCTCAGTAGATCTTGAGAAGAACATCGATTTAGTCGGTGTTGCTTTTAATGCTGCTGTCGTTAATAAGTTCAATAAAAATGGTGACGGAATAAACTCTGAAACTGCTGATGAAATTTTAAAATATTTTGTATACAAGCCTACGAATATAGAACACAAAAAAGAAAAAGTTGTAGGTCACATTGTAAACGCAGGATTCACAGATTTAAATAATGATAAGATTTTAACTTCTAAAGAGGCCGCTTCTCTAAAAAACCCTTACTATATTTCTTTAGCCGCTGTAGTTTATAAGACAGTTAATCCAGAGTTTGCTAACGCATTAATTCAAGCTAGTGATCCTGAAAGCGAAGCCTACAATAAAATTTCTGCAAGTTGGGAGTTAGGTTTCAATGATTACCATATAGCTGTTGGGTCTACAGACCTAGAAGAAGCAAGAATAATAACAGAGCCAAATGAAATAGAAGATATGAAAAAATATCTAAAAAGTTTTGGCGGATCTGGTAAACTAAGCAACGGAGACCCTGTTTATAGGTTAGTAACCGGAGAAGTTTTTCCTTTAGGTATTGGTTTTACTTCTAATCCTGCGGCAGATGTTCAAGGAATTTTTATAGAAAAAAATGATGATATTACTCTTAAAGATTCCGAAGAAAGCTCTGATAAATCAGAAAACCAAACATTTTCTATAGAAAACAGTAGAAAAATTTCACAAAAGAGTGAAAATAATGTAAAAACAAATAATAATACAGATATCATGGATACCCAAGAAATCATACAAGAGTTCGGGAAAATTCTTGATAGCAAGCTTTCTGAAAAAGCTG